GCTAATAGTGTATATGGTAAGAGTAATGATATTAATAGTTTCTTATATGACCCTCAATTTACAATGGCTATTACACTTAATGGTCAACTATTATTAAGTATGTTAGCTGATTGGATAACTGATAGTATTGCAGATTTAACTATATTACAAATTAATACTGATGGTATAACTATTAGAATTAATAGAAAAGCTGTTGATACTTATTATAAAATCTGTAAAGAATGGGAAAATAAAACTAAATTAACTTTAGAGTATGTTGAATACTCTAAAATGATTATAGGAGATGTTAATAATTATTTAGCTGTAACTACTAAAAGTAAAATTAAAAATAAAGGTAGATTTGAAGTAGATAAAGTTGTAGGTTCTGAACCAGCTTATCATAAAGATAATAGTTTTAGAATTATACCTTTAGCTTTACAAGAATACTTTGTTAATAATATACCTATTGAGGATACTATTAAAAATCATACTAATATATATGATTTTTGTGGTAGACAAAAGTTTACTAAAGATAGTTATGGACAAATTCATTATTTAAATTTAGTTAATAGTAAAGAAATAGTAGAAAAACAACAAAAAAATGTTAGATATTATATTTCTAATAAAGGAGCTAATTTTATAAAGTATTATAGTAAAGGAACAAGTGAAGTTATTAATTCAGGTTATCAAGTAACTATATTTAATAATTATGTAGAAAAACCTTTTAAAGACTACAATATTAATTACAAATACTATATAAAAGAAGCACAAAAAGAAATTAATAACATACAAAAAACACAATTAAAATTATTTTAAAATGAATAAAAAAATAATAGGTTATAAATTAATTAAACCTGAATATGTAAACGCTGTTATATCTATTACAGGAATATCTGTTTACGACAATCCTGTAGAATTTATTAATAATTACTTTAATAGTGCTTTTACTATTGAAGGAAATTTTATAAAAAACCTTAAACAAGCAAGAGTATTAGACTTATGGTTTGAACCAATATATAAAGAAGAAGTAATACCTAAATATGTTGAATGTATTAAAAGTCTTGGTGCTTCTTATACTTTAGGTAGAATATATATAGTTAATACATCAGGTTTAGTTTTATGTGATATAAAAATTCCAGGAACTAAGTATAACAGTACTGAAGGTCATCATAGTAAATTTAAACCTTCAACTAAAGAAGCTTATGATGCTCAAAATCAGCCTACTTCAGAAAAGTTATTAGCTGAAGCTAAACGTAGGTATCCTATTGGTACTCATTTTAAAACAGTAACTACTAATCAAGAAGTTATTTGTAGTTCAATTCCTAAATTTTGGGATAGTAGTAATGATATTGTAGTTCAATATAATAATAATTATCTTCCAGCTTATGTTTATCATAATGGTAAATGGGCTGAAATTATTAATTTTGCAAAAACTGAAGTTAAAACTGAACAAATCTTTACAAAAGAACAAGAAGATTATATTAAAAACTTAATTAATAACGAAATAAAAAAATTACAATAATGACAAGTCAAATTTTAGAATTTACAATAGGTAATTGTTTATATGTATTAGATACTAGAACTGGTTTATATGTAACTAGGAGCGTAGGTTCAATATATGGTCCAGAAGTAGGGTTACAAGACATGTTAGGAATACCAGGTTTTAGTATTACTAAAATAATAAATAAGACAAGAACTGTTCATCATAGAGTTGAAAAGAATCAATCTTATATTTACCTTTCAGAAGGAGTAAATTTACAAGGTACTGTAATATCTATTTGCTATAAAAAGAATAGAGCTGTAGTAGATTTTCAACCTAATGATAGAAGAAGAGCTATTATCAGAGCTGTAGATTTAACTGCTGTATATGATATTCCTGCAAACAGTTTAACTACCCCACCTACTAATCCTACAACTACTACAACTAATAATACTACAATGTTAAATACTTTAGAAAGAATTATAACAGATTCTTATACTAGATCTATAAGATTAGAAAGAACATTAAGAACTAGAAGGGAAACTCTTGCTCAATTTATTGAAAAGTTCTTTATGGAGTGGAATGGTAATAATGAAACAGATGAAGAGCAAGGTGAATCTAAAAATACTATTTTTGTTGATAATCATGAAGTACAAACTGATTGGGGTAGAAGACGTAGTTTAGGTGATATATTTATGATTTGTAAATACTATTATCCTGCTTGTACTTTAAGAGAAGTATTACAAATATTAACTACTATTGTTAGTAGAGACCATTTTAGAACTTCTTGGTGTAATACTATTAGAAAGAAAGTATGGTATTATAATCCTAATGATAGTAATGCTACATTAAATCAAGAAAAACAAGATGAATATGGTTATACTTGGTCTCAATATTTACAAGCTTTAAGAAACTAAAATGGATTTAAAAAATATAATAGTAATACGAGGTGTTCCATATATTCAATTAGGTGCTACTAAAACTAGAATTAGAGTAGTATCTTTAGATAACTTAAATGAGTTTATAGATGTACCTAATACTATGTATCATAAAAGTAGCATAAGTAATTTACAATGGAGATATACAGGTATTAATTTTAATTATGTAAATATAACTGTTTTAAGAATAGATCAATCTATAGATATATTTGGACATAAGAGAACTAAAAAGAAAGCTTTAAATCAAGTATTTGAAGGTAGAAACTGTATAATAGAATATGGTAAACTTTGTAAGAAAGATGAAGTAATTAGAGATACTATATTAATACCTATAGATGGTATAAATTATAGATTTGTACTTAGTGAAGTAGATATTAGTTTAATACCTGTAGATTTAAGTGGTTTAAAACCTAGTCAACCTAAAGCAATTAAGAATATTGATTATTTTTATAAATTACTTCCAGGTAAATTTCATAGATTAATTAGGAATAAGCATTTAAATATACCTGTTAAAAAAGAAGTATTATTAAATAGAATTTTAGATAAGAATTATTGTGAAATACAATATGAATCTAAAGTATATAAAACTAAGATTAAAAATTTAAAGAAAATTAAAGTATGTTAGTTAAAAGAAAGAATGTTGGAGTAAAAGCTCCTACTAAAAAAGTACCTACTAGATTTAGACCGCAAGTTAGAAGTAGACATCCTAGTCATAGCCCATTAAGAAGGGAATTACCTTTACTTCCATATAGAAGTATAGTTAGATTAGGCTCTACTACATCTGGAGATGGGTTATATAGTAGAATTGAAATTAATAGTGTTACAGGTGTTAGAAATAGTGCTAGTAAGTTATTGATGAAACGATGTTTTAATCAAGCTGAAGTTAAAACAGCTTTATGGTATGCTGGAATTCCTAATAGAGAATCTGTATTAGCTTGGGCTGAAAATAAATATCCTATTATAACTAAGTCTCACTATGGTAGTCGTGGAGTAGGTAATACTAAACATGATAGCAAAAGAGAATTAGAAGCTTGGATGAATAATAAAGTATTAAATGATTATATATTTGAGCAATTTGTAGGCTATTCTAGAGAGTATAGATTACATATTAGTAAGAATGGTTGTTTTTATGCTTGTAGAAAATTACTAAGAAGTGATGCACCCGAAAGTACTTGGCAAAGACATGAAGATTATTGTACTTTTGCTTTAGAAACTAATCCAGCTTTTAAAAAACCTAATAATTGGGATTTAATTGTAGAGGATTGTATGAAAGCTCAAAAAGCTTTAGGTCTTGATATTTGTGGATTTGATGTAATGGTACAAGGATCTAAAGAAGGTAGAGAACGTAATAACCCTGAATGGATTATCGTTGAGAGTTGCAGTGCACCAGGGTTTGGAGCTGTAACATTACAAAAATACATTGAAGAAATTCCTAAATTAATTAAAGATAAAGCAAACAGATAATATGGAATTAACTAAAGAAAAAACAAATGAAATAATTTCATTTAAAGAAGAATTAAGAAGTCAAATAGAACCTAAAATACAAGCTTTAGGTAATATGATTAGAGAGATTGTATCTTATTCAGCAGGTAATAATCCTACTAAAAAGATGTACCATCAAGCTAAAGTTCATACTATTACTAAAAATACAAAAGCTGTAACTACTCATAGTTTTGGGTGTGCTCAAAATTTAAGAATGAATAATTTATTTGATAATTGTAGTGAAACTATTCATTTTATAGAAAGAAAATATATAGAAGATGTATCTAAAATTGCAGGTTTTGATGTACCTTCAGATTATATACAATTTTGGGTAGATTTTTGTACAGAATTAGGTTTTCCTATGACATTAGATTGTTCAGATAAAACAGAATATCTAATAAGATTAAATCATTCAGATTTTAAATCTAATTATCATTATTTTGCTACATTTCAATTATCTAGATATATTTATTCATTTAGTTCAGGTGCTCAAATACCTGCTATTTGTCATAAAGTAGTTGAAACAGGTAAAAAGTTAACAGCTTATCAAATATTTATAGTTGCTACAATTATAGGAGGTTATGTTCCATTTTATAATGGTGCTAATAAATGTGAAGATGAATTTAATCAAAATAATTATACTTTAAATAGTACTTATAATGTATTTTATGCTTCTAATCAATCTTTTAAAAGATTAGATATATCAAATTCTTGGTATTATTCATCTCCTTGTATTGGTAAAATTACTTCTAGTATAAAAGAAGTTATTAGTTCTTTATCTAGAAATAATAGTGTTAATATTTCTTTTAATGGACCTTTAGCAACAGGGTTACCTAACAAAACTTTATCATTAGTTGTACAATTAATGAATGCTTTGTATTATGAAGGTGTTGAATCTTATGAAATATTTGAAAAAGCATTTAAAAAATTAGCGGCAGGTACAGTAGAATTAGATAAAGTTATAATAGATATATTACCGTATAATATATGTAAAAATAGCTATGCTCCTAATGATTATGTAGTAATAAAATTAAATCCTTATATTTTTATAGATTTATTTGAACATAATAAAGTATAATTAAAAACAATTTAAAAATGAATAAAACACAAAAAAAAGTAATTGCAATTGTAGGCTGGAATGTTGGAGACAACAGTTTTGGTGTAACTAAACCTTATTATGATTATTTAACTCAATTCGGTACAGTTAGGATAATATCTCCTAATGAGCATACTGAAATAGATAGAATTATTACAGAAGTAGATGCTTTTGTATTACCTGGAGGAGCAGATGTTAATCCAGTTAGGTATAATGAAGTGCCTCATATTTGGACATGGCCACCTAATCAAATACTAGAAAGTTTTGATACTTATTGTTTACCTAAAATTGTACAATCAGGTAAACCAATTGTAGGTATATGTAGAGGTATGCAAACATTAGCTGTATATTTTGGAAGTCCTTTAACACAACATTTGTATTTTCATCCACAATCTAAAGAAAGAGAAGATGTAGTACATAAAAATGTTACTGTACAATTCCCTAGAAGGATAGGAGTATTTACAAAAAATAGTGCTTATAAAGGTAGTAAAGAAGGTTTTGATTTTAATAGTTTACATCATCAATCAGTAAGCTTAGAAAATCTTACAAAAAATTCTCCTGAGCTATTGCCTATGTGTACTACAGATAGAGAAAAAGTAGTTGAAATGTTTATACATGAAAGCTTACCAATTCTTGGGTTACAATTTCATCCAGAACATTTATATGATGAAAGAATTGATGAAATTATTAATGCGATTATTAACCAAGATTTAGATTAAAAATGCAAGTAGTAAAATTAAATGAAAATAAAATAACTCCTATTAAAAATGTATTATTAGGAAGTGATCCAGAGTTTTTTGCTCTAGACAGTAATAATAAACCAGCAAGTCTTGTAGGACTTGTTGGTGGTACTAAGAAAAGACCAATATGGTTGAAAGATATGTTAGGTTATCAAGAAGATAATGTAGCAGCAGAATTTAATATTATACCTAGCAGTGATGTTAATGTATTCTATGAAAGTTTCTTAGAAGTATTTAATTATATTCAAAAAGAGAAGCTAGATAATCATAAATATAAATTTTGTTTTGATAGTGCTTTATATTTTGATGAAAGTCAATTAAAAACTAAAAAAGCACAAGAGTTTGGTTGTGAACCAGATTTTAATTCTTGGACACTTGATGAAAATATAGCTCCAGCTCCTGGTGGTAATCTTAGAAGTGCTGGTGGTCATCTTGCTATAGGTTATGATAATCCTAGTGAAGATACCAATTTAGCTATTTTAAGAGGTTTAGACTTATATTTAGGTGTTCCTAGTGTTATACTAGACAAAGGATATTTAAGAAAGCAGATGTATGGAAAAGCAGGTGCTTACAGGTTTAAAAACTTTGGCTTAGAGTATAGAACATTAAGTAATTTCTGGTTTAAAGATATTAATATTTGTAACTATATATTTGAACAAACTTTTAAGTTAATAGATGATATTAATAATGGTTTTAGATTTGATAATTTATCAGATATAGAAGCTTGTATTCAAGCTATTGATACTAATGATAGAGATATAGCTACTTATTTATTAGATAAATACAAGCTAGAAACTATAGTAAAAGAATTGGTAAAAATTAATGTATAAAAAAATTAAAAATACATGTGTGGAATAATTTAAATAACACACATTATTATAGTTTTTATTTGGTTGTTTTAATTAAATTTATTATTTTTGTCTATATAAATAATATAGATAGAAATATGAATAAATTATGTAGTTATTGTAAAGAAACTAAAGAACTAGAAGATTTCCATTTAAATATAAGAAATAAAGATGGATATTCAAATGCTTGTAAAAATTGTAAAAAAGAATATGATAAAACTTATAGAAAAAGTGATAAGATTCAAGATTTTTATAAATCAGAATCATATCGTGATAGAAAAAGGGAATATCGGAAACTTAGATTTGAAATTGATCTAGAAAATCAATTACTATTACAAGCTAGAGCTAGAGCTAAGAAAAACAATTTACCTTTTAACATTACAATAGAAGACATAGTTATACCTGAATTTTGTCCGATTTTAGAAATAAAATTAGAAAGAAAAGAATATGGTAAAGGTGGTAGTTTTCAACGTAATTCTCCTAGTTTAGATAAAATAGACCCTAAATTAGGATATGTTAAAGGTAATGTCATTGTAATATCAATGAAAGCTAATGTAATGAAAAATAATGCAACCAAAGAAGAATTATTAAATTTTTCAAAAAACATTATAAAAATAATATAAATGATTGTAAAAATAAGTTTATTAATAATTATTATAAATCTATTTAGTAGACAACGAGGAGTATTTGGTTGTGGAATAATAGGTTTTATAGGTAAAACAGATTATAATAAAGAGAAGATAAGATTTCTTTTTTATCATAATCAAGAAAGAGGTAAAGATTCAACTGGTATTTGGACTCCTGTTACAGATAATGTAATTAAAGAGTGTGTTAAAGCAGAAGAATTTATTGCTAAGAAAGAATTTAATGAGTTACTACCTAGTAATTTATTAATAGGACATGTAAGGTCTGGTACTTCTGGTAGTAAAACTGATGCTGCAAATGCTCATCCAATGAAGTATGAATGGCTTGTAATGGCTCATAATGGTACTTTAAGTAATGAAGGTAGTTTAGCAGCTAAAGAAGGCTTAATTAAAGATAAAGATTGGAAAACAGATACTCAGGTTATAGCTCAAATATTAGCTAAACGTAAAAATCATACAATATTTGAAGAATTAGATGGTGGTACAGCTGTATTATATACAGATATTACTAAAAAATCTCCTATATTATATGTTTATAGAAATTCAGAAAGACCTTTATTTTGGGGTATATGTAAAGATGATGATAATGTATATATTAGTTCTACAGAAAGTAGCTTAAAAGCAATTAATTGTTCTGTTACTTTTAGTTTTGGAGTTAATTGTTTATCTACTATTGAAATAGCTAAAGAAAATTATGAGTATAAATCTACAAGCTTAGTTGAAAAACAAGTTTTAGATGGATATGTATTTAGTGAATTTAAAGTAGTTAGTAAAGTTGTTAAACATACTACAACTAACTTTAATTCTGGTCTTAAAGAATATATCAATAAGTGGGTAATGATTGACCAAAGAACAAAATTTAAAACTGCTATTGGAAATGAGACTAAATTTGTTTATGGTGATTGGGTATTTGTAAAAGATGCGTTTTTAGATATATCTAATGATGAAATGATAAGAGTTACTAGTAAAGATGGTGAACATATAGAAGTTATTAGAAAACATTATATTGCATATTCTTCTAGAAATATAGAAGTATTTGAAAAAAATAATAATACTTATTCTATGTTTATTAAAGGTTGGGTTATGTTTATGGATGATGTTGAAAATAAAGAGGGTGTTGTTAAAATTAAAGAAGGTCAAATATGTAAAGTTATAGCCTCTTGTAAAAGTGGTAATATTACTAACTATTCTGTATTAACTGAAGACAATATCCAATATAACAGCATTAAACATGAATGGATTAGACCTTTAGTTTCAGAAGAACAAAAATTAATTTGGGAAACTGATAAACCTGTTTCTAATCAAACACCTATGAGATACCCTCCAGCTGTCCCAAATAGATATGAAGGATTAGTAGCTTGTTCTAATTGTACAGGTATGGGATGGATACATAGTGAATCTAATTTATGTTCTATTTGTGATGGACATGGTTTGGTTGAATCTAGACTTAACCAAAATGTACCTTTTGTAAAATCAAATGGTTATCCATTTATGGAAGAAAATGAAGCTGAAGAAGAAGATTTTTTAGCTACAGAAACTGAAATAATAGCAACTGAAGTAGAAATAGAAGATTCTGTATGGAATCAAACTGTTTATAAAAATTTAAGATCTGAATTTGCTAAATCTTTTTATGTATTTACTGGTAATACTGATGATGCTTTAGTAATAGATGATTTTTTATTAGAACAAGATAATGCTATGCTTGATAATGAATTATCTAGTATTATAGAAAATTTAGAAAATTATGAAGATACTCTTAGATATACAGAGCAAAGTGGATTTACTAATATTTCAGAAAAACCTGCATTAAAAATATTAATGGAAGATTTTAAAGAAGTATCTCAAGATATAGAGAGAAATTTATATGAAAGTTTTTCATTATTACTTGAAAAAATTAAACATCAAGAAGAAGAAATAAAAAATAGCAATCTAATGAATAGATATTATGGAGATTGAAAAACAAATTGAAAAAATAAATATGGTTTGTAGAGGGTTTGATTCTTTTTTTAAACCTGTACTTGATAAATTAAATGCTAGTAAAGAAGACTTAGAAAGATATTATATTTATTCTGAAATTTTAAATTGTTACATAGAGAAAAAATCAACAATACCTGTTTTTAAGTTAGATAATAAAGGCAAATTAATAGATTGTTTTACTCATTTTAAAGATGTTGATTTCAATAGTTTAAATGCTTATGTTACTTATATAAATAAAGAAGGATATAGTAATACTAACGTATTGTACAATGAAGAGCTTTTTAAAGAATTAGGTATAGTAGAAAACTTTATTAAAGGTAATTTTCAAGATAAAGATTATGTAGAAAAAAATAAAGATTATCCTAAATTTAATGAATTTAAAAACATGTTTAGCGGTAAAAATTTAACAATATCTCAAGAAATAAAAATAGGTAAAAAGTCTCCTAGTTATATTTTAACTGAAGGTAAGAAATATACTTTTGGTGTAGAAATAGAAATGGCTGATGGATTTATACCTATACATGCTATTAAAAGAAATATGTTGAATATATTTTGTGTGAAAGATGGTAGTATAACTAACTCTAAAGGTGAGAAATATGGTCCTGAAGTCGTGACAGGAGTATTAACAGGGGATGCAGGTTTTAATCAACTTAGACTTATTGCTAATGAATGTTCTAAGCGAGGTTGTTTAAATAATACATGCGGAATGCACACACATATAGGCGGGATGAGTTTTTCTAAAGCTTTTGTATTAGCTGCATATAAGCTTGGTTATAAATTACAAAATGAAATATTTGATATGTTACCTAAAAGCAGAAGGGGAAATCCTTATTGCTTTATGTTAAATGATTTGAATGTTAATTTTAATAATATAACTAATGTTGAAGATTTTAATTTTAGAGTAGATAATTACTATGCTACTTTATTTAAAATACTTTGTAGTCAAAATCAAGATAGAAAAGCTAATAAGCTTACTAACCATCCACAAGGAGCTAAAGCAGGTTATAATCATTCTAATATTAGATATGCTTGGTTAAACTTTTTACCAGCTATGTTTAATACTAAAGGGGATAAGTTTAAACCTGTTTACACACTAGAGTTTAGAAATCACTCTAGTACAACAAATTACACTAAGATTAAATCTTGGGTGCAAATTTGCATGGCATTTTGCTATGTTGCTGATAATTATTATAGAGAAATACTTGAAGATAACTTTGAGTTTACTTTAGATAATGTTATCAAGAAATCTTTTAAAAAGACTAATCAAAGTTTGATAGATTACATTCAGAAAAGAAAATACTTGTTTATAGATGATATAAATAGTAAAGAAGAAAAGAATGATTTAGCTAATAATGAATTAGTATTTGATGAAGATAAAAGAATAATTAAAATATTAGAAACTTAAAAAACAATAATTAAATGTGTTTATTAATATTAAAACCTGCTGGGGTTCCAGTAAATGAACCCTTTTTAGAAAGTTGTTTAGAAGTTTTATGTAGAAGTTATAGATCTGGTTGGGGTTATGCTGTTAAGCAATATGATCATGATAAGAAAGAAGCTACATTAATAATGAATAAAGGCTTTTTTGATAGAAGTCCTAAAATATTTATAGATTCTCTAATAGGTTGGAATTTATCAGATAATGATGAAATTCTAATACATGGTAGAGCAGCTACTAATGGTGAAACTAGTGAAAGTAATGCTCATCCTTATGTACATGATGAAGTGAGAGGAGCTAATGGATTACTTACTATTTTTAGTCATGATCTAAAAAAACCAGTAACTGCTCATAATGGTATATTTGGTAGAGATACTTATACTATGGTAGATAGAACTTTATCTGATACTTATAATTTCATACAATCTGTTATAGATCAAGATATGGAAGGTTATAAAGAAGATCCTGTTGCATTTTTTAAACATTATGCTAATGGTGAATGGGCTAAAGTAGGTACATTATTTCCTGAATATGATCAACTTATGGTACATTCTGATATATCTGGATTTATAAAAGATAAAGGGTATTTATTTTCTAATGGAGGTTATAAAAATCCTAATTATGTAGATGTTGGAGGAGTAGCTACAATTACTAAACCTGAAATAGTAGAAAGTAATGATGATTTAAAATTACCTTCTACTAGTATTTTAAATAAAATATTAGGATATAGTATTGGAAGTCACAGAGAAAGAATTCAAATAAAAAATACTTCTTCTTCAAGAATAAATTCAGTTATTTTAGATGATTGGTTTGAACTAAATGAAGATAATTATGATACTGTCCATATAGTATTTAAAGGTACTGAAAAAGATACTTTAGTTCCTAAAAGAACTATGCTACAAATTACTGATATAAACATGATTTATCCTAATAGTGCTAATACTCAAGATTTTACTATAACTTTAAGTGAAGTTTATAGTAATAATTGGACTGGCTATACTATGTATTCTAATCAATTTAAAAAATTAGAAAAAACTATATATGCTAAAAAAGCTCAGGCTGATTATTATGAATCTTTAAATAAGCTTTATTCTAGAAATTTGTCTAAAAATGCAATTAAAAAAATTAATAAGCATTTAGGTAATCCTAGAATGAAACAAAAAGAAGCTTCTTTAAATATTAGTGGAATAGGACAAATAGATTATGAAGATTTAGTTAAATATCAAAAAGCAAATGCAAAACAACTTACAGTTTGATTTCGAGAATACTGGAATAGATAATACATTTGAAAGTTATTTAATTAATAAGTATGGAGATAAGAATTTAAAAGCAGTTAAAATGGATAAAATTATCAAAGAAAGTAAAGTTGAAAAACTTGAAATCTTTGATAAGATTCCAAAAAAACTAATTGATTTTTTAAATAAGGAAAAAGACTTAGACTTACTTATAAATTTATATAATTTTATATTTGGTACTAGCTATACAGAACAAGAAATAAGAAGTATTAAAGATATTAAAAAAATATGAAAGAAAAATTAGGAAGTTTATTGGAATTTCTAAGTAAAATTGGAATTTCAAAAATGGATAAACTATCTAAAGAGGTTTATATTAATACGATAATTGATATTAATGCTAGATTACTAGGTCTAAAAACTGATGTAAATCTTAATACTCAATTTGATATATTAATACCTTTAAAGGTAGATAAAAGAAAGAATAACAGTAATTTAAACTCTGATGTAAGACAAGCTATATTAGATATATTTAAGTTTAAAAAAGGAGAAATAAATATTAGTTATTTAAAAAATTATAATTCTAAACCTTATGTTACTCTAACACAAGGAGATAATGAATTATCAGCTACATCTAGTTTATTAAAAGAAATTAAATCAGATGATATAAATACTCAAATTTATAAAGTGTTTAATAAACTTTTACTTAAAAAAAGTAAAGATTTTAAAACTACTCACTTTGATTTGAGTAATACAACTATTAATGATTTAAATATTACTTTTAAAAGGGATATTTTAAATTTTTATTTAGAGAATATATTAACAGAAGATAAAAATAATCCTTTAGAATTTAATGAAATATTAACTATTAATATATCTAAATATGATAATTTTACTGAATTTTTAAAAAACTTAAAGTTTAGTGATAAAGATATAGAATATTATACTGAAAGATTAATTAAATCTAAAATAAATATAAACAATATATTAGATAAAGTATATTCTAATTCTGATTTACATAAAGGTTTAAATAGATTAAATAAAACTATTCCTAAACTTATGTTATTAATATCAGAATATAATAAAGGAGTAACTGATATTAAAAATGTATTTAATAGTGTTAATGTAGATAGTGTTGGTTATGAAATAAATGAATTTGAAAAGATTTTATTAAATGTATTTGGTAATTTAAATGAATCTAAAATAAAAATTAATAATTCTAATAGAAGGGATGATGATTTAGAAGAATTAATTATAAATGATTCAACTGATACTTTTGAAAATGGAATATTAAATATATATTTTAGACAATTAGGTAGGACTATAACTTTATTAAGTGTTTTAGATTTATTGCAAGGACTTAGAGAAATTGGTTATCAAATACCTAATTTAAGATTTAGTACATTTGATGATTTAAGACATTTATTATCACATTTAAATGCACAAACTGAAGGATTAGAACAATTACTTTCAGAGCATCCTGAATATAATACTAGATTAGTAACTTTTAGTCCATATAATAATTATGTACTTTATTTAAATACTATAATTATTCATCCAAATGTTACTCCTCCATTATTGTTATCTAGTCAGAGAATAATTCCTGATTTATTATTTAATAGAGAAGAAGCTTTATCTATATTTAATGAGCAATACGATGAAATGATGGATGAAGATAATATGGATGATGATAATGATGACATACCTTTTGAAACTGAAGAAGCAACTACAAGTTTGAATACAGATCAAGCTTCAGCTTTTGATTTAATAAGAGGACAAATAGATGCAGAAATTAGAGCTAGAGAATATGCTATTTCTAATAATGGAGGATTTACTTTTAGAACTGGAAGTACTATTTCTAGTAATACAGCATATTATTCTCCTCCTCAAGATGAGATAGTAATGCCTAATCCAGAATTTCAAGGAATAACTAGTATAGAAGGTCCTACAGGAACTACAGGAAATTCAGAAAGCTTTTAACATGATAACTTTAATAGAGTTATTGCAAAAATTTAGTATTAATCAGCTAATTGTATTATATAGTATATACAAAAAAGATGTATATTATATCAAAGCTAGAATGGCTTATGAAAATATTGACTATACTACTTATAAACAATTAGCTGAATTAAAGCTAATAGAACAAATAGATGATAAAATAATATTTAAAAATCTTAAATTAACACCTTCAGGTGTTGAGCAGTCTAAAGAAATAGCTAGCTTGTTTAAACCTACCAAAGTAGATATTGACTGGATAGATGAGTGGTATAACTTATTTCCAGCTAAAACTAAAAATAGAGCAGGTTTTTTCATTAAGACTGATAAAGCAGACTGTAACAAAAAATTAGAAAAATTGTTAAGTTTATACCCTGAATATACGAAAGATATGATTTTTAAGGCTACTAAAAATTATATTAATCAACAGAGTATAAATAGGTTTGAATATTGCCAAAAAAGCAATAATTTTGTATCTAAAGATGATACTTCTACTTTATTATCATACTTAGAAAATATGAATGATACTAAATTAGAAGAAGTGCCTTTAGGTGAAGATAGATTAAATACTATTTAATGTAATGAGTGACTTAAAACAGCGTATAGATGAAGGATTGTTGGGTAAGTATGAGGGGCTGTCTAATGGTTTTAAGAGATTAAACAAAATAATATTTGGAGTTCAGAGAAAGTGTAATACACTTATAGGTGCTAACTCAGGAGCAGGTAAAACAACATTAGTTGATTTTATTCTTAGTAATGCTATGCAAGATGCTAAAGCTAAGAAAGTAAAATTAGATGTGTTTTATTTTAGTTATGAAATAGATAAAGTTACTAAGCAATGTAATATGTTAAGTAATATTATTTACAATAAATATGGAATAACTATAGCTCCTGAAAAAATCAAAGGTTTAGGTAATAATAGATTAACTAAAGATGAACAAGACTTAATATATAGTGAGATACCTACTATGGAAGAAATGTTCTCTAAGATTAACTTTACATTTAAACCAGAGAATCCTACAGGAATGTATTTTAAACTTTGGCAACATGGTAAAGCTAATGGTAGATTTATTTATGAACCATATAAAGCAGAAGACGGTACAACCAAACAAAAAATAGTTAAATTTATACCAAATGACCCAGACTGGCAATGTATTGTTGTACTGGATCATTTAAGTTTAATGAGTTTAGAGAGAGGTTTTAGTGTTAAGGAAAATATAGATAAATGGAGTGAGTATTGTGTAGAGTTAAAGAATCAATTTGGTTATAGTTTTTTTAATATAAGCCAGTTTAACGATAGTTTATCTAGTGTTGATAGAAGTAGATTAAAAGGTGTAGATTTATCTCCCCAACAGTCTGATTTTAAAAATACAAGGAATCCTTATGATGATGCTGATATAGTGATTGGATTGATGAACCCATATAAGCTTGACATGAATGAATGTCTAAAATATAGATTAAAAGAATTCAAAAGTAATTTTATTATGCTTAAAGTAATCAAGAACAGGTTGTCTGTAGATAACACAGCGTTGGGTATATTATTTAACCCAAAAGCAGGAACATTCTTAGAATTACCTCCAGCAAGTGAAATGACTGATGATTCTTATAGAGAATACATGAATAAATTAAATAATTAGAGATGGAAAGAAGTGCGGTAGAAAGAGATTATTACAAGATATTTATTGTAGGCTCAAGTGGTGATGGTAAAACATATTCTTTTAGAAATATGAATCCTAATACTACTTATTTTATAAATGTAGAGAATAAACCCTTACCATTTAAAAATAATTTAAAGTATAATATTAGGTGTAATACTTCTCAAGATGTTTTAACAGCCATAGCAGATGCAGCAAAATTACCTGATGTTACTTGTATAGTAATTGATAGTTTTAGTGCTGCTGTTGATTTAGCTTTACAAGAAGCTAGAAAAACTAAGAAGGGTTTTGACGTATGGCAACAATATGCTGAGTTTATTAGTATGTTTAATACCTATGTTAAACGAGTACAAAAAGAAGTGTTTGTAACAGGACATTATGAAATATTAAACTTAGAAGGAGCACCTGAAAAACGTATTAAAGTGAAGGGTTAATTCTTAGCCCTTGTAAAAGCCATTTAACTGCTGGAAACCCCTAAAAACAAAATAACTACAAAAATTATGAAAATAATTTTGAATGTTTGAAAATATTTTGTATATTGTATTATGAATAATAATATTAAAAATGGGCAATCAGCATCCAAGCTTCTAAACTCTATTGTAGAATATGAGGAAGGTTCAACGACTATCCTGGAAGGGAGTACTGGCTTTAATGCTGGGAAAAGGTGGCTATATTTAAGTAAAATTAAATTTGTTATTTATAAGATAACATGTAAAACTAATAATAAATTTTATATTGGTTCTGCTACATGGTATCTAAAAAGAGTAGATAAACATAAATGGTGTTTAAAAAATAATAATCATCCTAATAAACATCTACAAAGTGCATATAACAAATATGGTAAAGATAGTTTTATATTTGAAATTATAGAGTATTGTAATAATGATACTTTAATTGATAGAGAGCAATACTGGATAAATTTAACTGAATGCTATAATCCAAAAAAAGGGTTTAATATTTCAAAATTAGCTAAAAGTAAAGCAGGTACAAAAATGCCTGAAAAAGCTAAAATAAAAATAGGTAATTTTTGGAGAGGTAAAAAATATACTGAAGAGGCTTGTTTAAAAAGAAAATTACAAGTTACTTTAAATCAAGGTAAATCAGTTAAACATTTAGATAAATTAGGAAATATTATAAATGTATATCCTTCTATTAGTGAGGCTTCTAAAGCTTTAAATTTATCAATTAGTGCAATTTCAAAGCAATGTTCTAAAAATAGAGATATTAGTAAAACTAAAGCCAAAATAATACTTAGATATAAAGATATAGTCTAATCTTTATAGAGATATAAAGTTAATAAAAATGAAGGAATTCGAGGGATTTGTAGAAAAAGACTATACAATGGTTTTATATACAGATAAAAGATTTCATGATGGTAAAAAGCCTGAATACAGCTTTATATTAGCTGCTGAAGGTACATCAGCAAAGTGTCCTCCTGATATTTTTGGAGAGGATATATTAAAAATAACAAATGATAGTAACTTTATTTTAGATAAAGTATTAGAATTTGTAAAATAAATAGAACCTAGAAATAGGATAAGTAAATTAGTAATTAACGTAAAAACAAGAAACAGATGAATTTAGATTTTAATAGTGTAGAAGGAGATAGAGTAGTAACAGGTAAGCAAATTATGCGTCCAGGTATTCACGAAGGAGTTACTGTAACAGGAGTTATGGCAGATACAACACCTAATGGTAAAAATGTTGTTAAAGTAGGCTTTGTTAAAGAAAATGGTGAAGAATTGGAAGTTAGTTGGTCTATGGAAGGCGGAGCTGTTCCTTATACAACTTCTAAATTAAAACACATGCTAACTAAACATTATGAAAATGATAAAGTAGCAAGTATGAATAATATTGATAAAATCAATGCTGCATTAACTGGTAAAGCTTTTAGATTGAAAGTTAAAGGTGTTGAATATATTAATAAAGAAGGCAAAGTTAGAGTTAAATCAGACATTGGTTTACCTGACTTTTGTGAGAATATGGTTAAAGTAAATGCAGGAGAATCAAAGTTAAAATTTGATGAAACAAATAAGTATGACGTAGAAAGATTACCTTCTGAAAACGTAGCTGCTCCTAAAACTAATGATTTACCATTCTAAATTTGAGATTTGATTTTTCAAATAAAGAAGAAAAAATCAGTAAAGACCTAATACTATCTTATGTTTCACCTTTAGAAATAGTTGAATATTATCTTAATGTTAAAATTAAATATAATACTTTGATTAGCAGTCCTTTTAGAAAGGATAGTAATCCTAGTTTTGGTATTAAAGAAATTAACAATAAAATAATAGCTAAAGACTTTTCTACAGGTGAAACATTTGATTGTTTTAGTATAGTACAAAAGCTTTATATGTGTACTTTTATAGAAGCTTTAAAAATAATATCCAATGATTTTAATATTAATAAATCTAATAGTAAGCAATTACCAAGAATTCAAATTGATTCTTCTGATGTTTACAACAGCAAAACAACTAATAATAAGAAAATTATAACTATAAGAAAACAACCTTTTACTAAAATAGATATAGATTACTGGAAGCAATATTCAGTAAATATAGAAGATTTAGTAAAATTTAATGTTTTTAGTTGTAAGCAAGTATTTTTAGATGATAAATTAGTTAAATACTATACAAATAATAATCCAATTTATGCTTATGAATTCAGTGAATTTGATAGAATATCCTACAAGATATACTCTCCTTTAGCTGATAAGAAGTTTAAATGGCTTTTTAATGGCTCTAAAGAGAATATAGAAGGTTATGATATGTTATCTAACCTTGATACTACTTTAATCATTACAAAGAGCTTAAAAGATGTTATTGTATTATATAAACTAGGTTATAATGCTATTAGTCTACAAGGAGAAGCTAATAGACTAGAATATGAATTCTATAATAAGCTAACTAAAAGATTTGTTAATATTATATCATTTTATGATACAGATGAAGCTGGTAAAAGAGGTGCAGATAAGCTAAACAAAGACTTTAAAATACCTTCAATATTTATTCCTGATGAATATGATATTAAAGATATTTCTGATTTTATAAAAGAAAGAGGGTATCAAGAAGCAAAAGAAGTAATAGATAAACTTGTAAATGGAACAATTAAACCATGAAGAAAACAAGGAATTATCTAGTAATCTAATTTATAAAATCGAGATACCTGATTATATAGAATTTGTTCAACTTTCTAAAAAAAGAAGACCAATTTATTATAAGAAAGGTACTAAAATACCTAAAAGATACCTAAACAATCCTAAATATAAATACAATAGTTTAGGATTCTTAATTGATGAAAACAATGAAAAAATATTAAAAAACATACGTGCAGCTGGTACACCTAAATTTAAAAAAATTAGAGGTAATGATTTATGGTCAGGAATAGACCATAATTTAAGAAGTAAAATAGCTAACGAAATAAAATCATTTTTATATCCTTATATAAAACCTTTTAAAAAGCTAACTAAAGAAGCTTATCCTATTGGAGTAGCTATGGAATTTAGAAAGCCTATTGGAAGAGGTGATTGGGATTTAGATAATCATGCTTTATTTTATAAGAAATGTTTATTAGATGTATTGAAAAATACTATAATAGAAGATGATTCTGTTCAATATGTAAGGAGTACTCCTTGTACATATATAGAATCTGAAGAAACATTATTAACAATAACTATATTTAAAATATGATAATATCTAAAATAGAATTACAATTATTAAGTGATGATTTAGCAGAAATTATGATTAAATCTAAATATAATCATAATGATTTGTATGAATTTGATGAAACAAACAAAATTTTTATAATAACTGAAGAAAAAAATAAAGAATTAGAACAACTAGTTAATGACTTACAACAATATATTACAACTAATTTTATTGTTGAAATTATAAATTAAATAGATGAAACAAACAGTTATTAAGAATTTAACAGAAGTAACAGTTAAATACCCTGAACAATTTGTACAAAAAATTACCAATTTTATAGATAAATATGGTAAAGATAATACAAATAGCAGGTTGTTTAATATGGCAATAAATGGAAGATACTCTGTAGGGTCACTAATCAGTGATTATATAGATGAGCTTTCTGACAGAATGAATATTCATTTTGATAAACAAAAGATATATTATTTATCTAATTTGTATGATGAATGGATAGAATTTGTAAATGATAATGTTTTAGATTAATGAGATATTCTATAGTAGAAGAAGTACCTAAAAATGTTACAATAGCATTATTAGATGCTGATATTTTTGCTTTTAGAATAGCTGTTAATAAAAAACAAACTTCAGAACAAATTTCTTTATATGGAAGTCAAGAGGGCAGGAGTTTGGATGATTTGATAAAAGAGTTTTATGCGTATTTACGAGCTACAGTCTGTAGTAATGACATGAATATAAATAAATATATTGGTTATTTTAGTAGTAATAGTTTTAGAAAACAAGTTACAGCTAAATATAAAGCCAACAGAACAGCTTTTTTATTGCCTGATAATTTGAATGAGCTCAAACGCCATCTATCCGCAACAGACACTTTCTACTTTGTAGATGGTTATGAAGCCGATGATGCTCTAGCAGCTAATCAATCTGAAAATAATAACACTATTATATTTTCTACTGATAAAGACTTATTACAAATACCTGGTTATCATTACAATCTTAATAAAAAACAAATACAATATGTTTCTAAAGAAGATAGTGAATATAACTTATGGTATCAAATGCTAATAGGAGATAAAGTAGATAATATAAAGTACCTTAAAGGGTTAGGGGCTGTATCAGCTTCTAATATGTTAGGAAATACAGATGTTGGGGATTATTCAAACTTGGTCTTGACTACCTTCATAAAGAGGTTAGGGTTAGAAAAAGGAGTTGAATCATTTGCAGAAAGTTTTAAGCTAATATATTTAAAAAGAGATATGTCTTTATTTAAAGATATGGAACTTGGAGATATATTAGATTTATATGGTAAAAGTATTAGAAATGAAGGGGAAGAAAATGAGGGAGAGTACTTTAATCACGGACACAGTTGATAATAATATAGAAACTTGCAGTTCTATGTTTTTTAGAAACTTGTTGAATTATCCTTTAGTATTTTGGGGTAAGAATTATTACAATTCTTATGTAGAAATAGTAGAAGATTATGAAAAATTAGTGGTAGTATATACAAGAAGTTTTGAAGATACTGCTAGTTATCTGAAAGTATATGAAGAATTAACTAACAATAAGTTATTTGAATCTTATACTGAAACAGAAAATTATTACATATTTAAGTTTAACTTTCCTAGAGCTTATATAAATGATTTTTATTTACTAATTAATGGTGATTTTTCTAAGACTAGTAATAGTTTTAAAGAATTATCATTACAATGTTATTTAAGATATAATAAAGATTTATATAATAAGTATAAAAAAATATTCTATCCTAGTAATACAGATATTGAATTACTAGAACAGCAACTAGATGCTAAATTACCTAAAAGAGAGATATCTAGTAAACCTGAATTTAGAATAGAAGTATTTGATATTAAAAAGTTTATGTAAGATGATAGGAGAAGTTACAAAATATGATACAGGTAAGTATGAGCATTCAGATTTACCTAGAAAAGCATTAATAAATACAATTAAAGCATTTAATTATGGACAAAAGAAATACAATAAATTTAATTATTCTGGTAAAATAGAAGCTTTAAGATTGTACGATGCTTGTCAAAGACATTTAGATGCTTGGTTAATGGGTGAAGATATGGATGAAAGTGGTAACTCTCATTTATCTCATGCTTCAGCTAGTATATTAATGTTAGAAGAAGGTGTAATAAATAATACTGTTATAGATAACAGGAATAAAATATACACTAAATTAAAAGAAAATCAACTAAAACTAGAAATATGAGTTTACTAAAAAGTATAGGTATTAAAGGTACTTATATAATACAACTTAATGAAAGCAATAAAAGCCATGATATTGTATATATAGAAAGTAAAGATGTAAAAATTGTAGTTAGTACAGTTAAAAATTATTTTACAGATACTAAAGGAATAGCTGAAGGTATTTGTAAATTATTAAATGAAAAAAAAGTAGTATTAGATTTAAGTATATAAATGATAGAAGTAAAAATTAAAACAACTGAAAATGGAGTTATTCCTAAATATGCTACAGAAGGTTCAAGTGGATTTGATTTAGTAGCATCACAAGATGCTGTATTATATCCTAATGAACCTGTGTTAGTACCTACAGGAATAATGGTAGAATTACCAGATGATACTGAAATACAAATTAGACCTAGAAGTGGTTTAGCTTTAAAGCAAACTATTACTGTATTAAATGCTCCAGGCACTATTGATGCTGATTATAGAGGAGAAATAGCAGTAATTTTAATTAACCTATCTAATGAAGTAAGAACTATATCTAAAGGTGATAGAATAGCACAAGGTGTATTAGCTAAAGTAGAAAAAGCAGTATTTAAAACAATTGAAAATGGAGAAGAACTTAGAGCCACAGAAAGAGGGGTTTCAGGATTTGGAAGCACTGGGACAAATTAAAAGTGTACCTGTTGTAGAAAAAGTAGAAGAATTTAAACCAGATAATGAAGGTAGTATAGTACAAAAAATAGAATTATTAGCACATGAACATGGTGATGAAATAGCTAATGAAATATTAACTACTTTTCTTATTGAAATATTTGGTGAAGAATGGACTAAGTTTTTTGTAGATAATAATTTAGTAAATGAAACAGATTTTTATAATATTTTTAAAATAGCTAATGATCATAGCAAAACTGTTGAAGATAGATTAAGTATGTTTAATAGTTTTAAACATAGTAGTCCTGATGAGATATGTGTTGTAATATTAGCTAAAATACTTAAAACTCCTGTAACAAATACTTATACTTTATTAAATAGTTTAAAAAATATTTATAATGATGCAGATAATGAAGAAACAATAAAAGCCCTTAGTAGCCAAGGTATATTGTTTATGAATTATGATTTATTAGGTATTACTACAATAGAATATAATTTAGCAATATTTAAATTTTACAGACTTATATTTAAAAGTTTATTAGAAACTACTAGTAATCCTAACAAGATTCTTGTAATAGATCATAATCTTAAATTAACTTTTGATGAAAAAAAAGTAGAAGTTTTAAATATTGAAGCAGTAGATAAAGATAATGGTATTGTAACAATTAAAAATGATACTACTGATAATTATAAAGTTTCATTAAAGTATTTAATAAATAAGTTTTTACAAGAAAACTATAAAGATAAAGAAATTAAATTTTAATTAATAATAAACAAGATGAGCAAATCTGCAAGAGTGGAAAGAATAAATGAGAAGTTGGATAAAGCAGAATACAAAAGAATTTTATCTTTTCTAAGGATAAAACCAGGTTATTGTAAAAAATCTGTAGAATATTTACAAGGTTTGTTTGATACTGCTAAGGTAACTGAGATTATAAGAGCTAGAGAAACAGTTCGTAATGAAGTTTATCCTTATATAAGTAAATCAAACAAACCTTTAAATGTTGCATATAAGAAAGTATCTAGTCAAGTAGCTAATAAAGTATTAGAAATAGTTGAAAAACCTTTCAGAAGGCTTTATTTTGATATAGAAACAAGCCCTAATGTAGTATTTAGTTGGAATGTTGGTTATAAACTAAACATACCACATGAAAATATTATAAAAGAGCGTGCTATTATATGTATATGTTGGAAGTGGGAACATGAGAAAGAAGTTCATTCATTAAGTTGGAATAAGGGTGATGATAAGCAAATGATGAAAGATTTTGCTAAAGTACTTAATTCTGCTGATGAAGTGATAGGTCATAACAGTGATAACTTTGATATTAAATGGTTTAGAACTAGATGTTTACTCCATAATATTGATGTATTACCTGATATTCAAAGTATAGATACACTTAAATTAAGTAGGAAAGGTTTTAGATTTAACTCTAATAAACTTGATTACATAGCCAAGTTTTTAGGATTTGGTGGAAAATTATCTACTGGTGGATTCCAGTTATGGTTAGATATAATCACAGATAACAATCCAAAATCTATGGATTTAATGGTAGAATATTGTCAAAAAGACGTTGTATTACTTGAGAAAGTATATAATAGAATTAAAAACTATACTACACATAAAACCCATAGAGGTGTATTTAATGGAGGATTAAGATGTGATTGTCCTGAATGTTCTGGTAGTAATACTACTTTTAATGGTTTTAGAATTACAAGTACTGGTATTAGAAAGAGAAGAATGAAATGTACAGATTGTGGTAAACATTTTACTATATCTGAAAAAGCTTATCAAGAAAAAGCTTAAAAATGATAATAATGTCTAAATCACCTACTATTATATGTAATAGGTGTTACAGAAAGATAAGGGAGGCTAGTAAGAAGGATATATTAAATTATAAAAAACTTAAGCTTGACTTATCTTTTTGTAATAGATGTATAGAAGCATGTCAAATATTATGATTGTAAAAATACTAGCCTACTTTGGCTTTAAGAAAGTTGAATCACTATCTAACAAGTCTAATAACATACTTAATGTTTTTAATAAAACTGTAGTAGAATTAGACAGTGTTAATAATGAAATAGAACAAGAGATAGGTACTACTGTAGATAAAATCAATGATTTACATGCTAAAGTAGCTACTCTTAACAGAATGAGTTCTGATAACTTAAGAATAAAGAATAAAATTAAGTCTTTTTTAGAAGCTTAATATAATTAAAGAAATAATAATAATATTATTTGTGTGTTGTTGATAATTAGGGTAAGTTTTAGTATCTTTGCTAGCTTACCCTAATAAATTTTGTGAATGGAAGAAAGAAAAAATAATATTAATGAATCAATAGACATCTTAAGTGATGTTGTAGTGTTTAATAAATACGCTAAGTATTTACCTAAATTACAGAGAAGAGAAACTTATACAGAAATCATAGATAGATATACTACTATGATGCTTAAAAGGTATCCTAAATTAGACTCTGAGATTAGAGAAAATAGTAAGTTTATTTATGACAAAAAAGTTTTACCTAGTATGAGAGCTTTACAATTTGCTGGACAAGCTATTGAAAAGACTGAATCTAGGATATATAACTGCTGTTATTTACCAATAGATGATTACAGAGCTTTTAGTGAGGTAATGTTTCTATTGCTTGGAGGTACTGGAGTAGGTTATTCTGTACAAAGTAATCATATAGATAAATTACCTGAGATTAGAAAACCTAATAAAGAACAGAAATATCTAATTGGGGATAGTATAGAAGGTTGGAGTGATGCTGTAAGACATCTTATGGCTAGTTATTTCGGACTTAGAAATACTAAACCTAAATTTGATTATTCTGATATTAGAGAAAAAGGTGCTAGATTAGTAACAGCTGGAGGGAAAGCTCCTGGTCCTGAACCACTTAAAAGATGTTTGTTTGAAATAGAGCAAATACTTGAAAGAAAGAAAGATGGTGAAAAACTAACAGATTTAGAAGTACATGATATTATATGTCATATAGCAGATTCTGTATTAGCTGGAGGCATTAGAAGAGCAGCATTAATTTGCTTATTTAGTGCTAATAGTGAAGATATGCTTACTTGTAAGTTTGGTAATTGGTGGGAAACTAATCCTCAGAGAGGTAGAGCTAATAACTCAGCTGTATTAGTAAGGCATAAAATATCTAAAGAGTTTTTCTTAAACCTTTGGGCTAAAATAGAAGCTAGTAATTCAGGTGAACCTGGAATATACTTTACTAATAATCCAGATTGGGGTACAAATCCTTGTGTAGAAATTGCATTAAGACCTTATCAGTTTTGTAACTTATGTGAGATTAATGCTGATAACATTGTTTCACAAGAAGACTTAAATGATAGAGCTAGAGTTGCTTCTTTCTTTGGTACATTACAAGCAGGATTTACAAACTTCCATTATCTAAGACCTATATGGCAAAAAACAACTGAAAAAGATGCTTTAATTGGTATAGGTATTACAGGAATAGGTAGTAATAAATTAGAGAAATTAAACTTAACTGAAGCTACTAATATAGTAATTGAAGAAAATAAAAAGCTTAGTACTTTTATTGGTATTAATCAAGCTGCTAGAACTACTTGTATTAAACCAAGTGGAACTACAAGCTTAGTATTAGGTACTAGTTCAGGTATTCATGCTTGGCATAATGATTATTACATTAGAAGGATGCAAGTTAATAAATCTGAAGCTTTATATACTTATTTTAAAATCTATCATCCTGAACTAATTAAGGATATGGTTTTAATGCCTAATTCAGCTGTTATAGAGGTTCCTATTAAAGCTCCTGATAATTCTATTATTAGAGATAAAGAAAGTGCTTTAGATCTATTAGAAAGAGTTAAACACTTTTATCAAACTTGGGTTAAACCTGGTCATATAAAAGGAGATAATTCTCATAATATATCTGCTACTGTAAGTATTGATAAAAATAGTATTTATCATTTAACACCTGAAAAAACTTTTGTAAAAGTAGCTAGTTCACCTTTAAAAACTTTTGATGAATGGGAAGTTGTAGGAGAATGGATGTGGAATAATAGAGATTATTTTAATGGTTTAAGTGTATTACCTTTTGATGGAGGTAGTTATATACAAGCACCATTTGAAAATATATCTAAAGAACAATATGAAGATATGTTAAAGTCATTATCACATATAGATTTAACTAAGGTTATTGAAATAGATGATAATACAACTTTAGCTAATGAACTAGCATGTGCTGGGGATAATTGTGAAATTAAATAAATTAAATAAATTAAATATGATAAAATTTAAAGTAGGAGATAAAGTAAGATCTGCTGGTAAAGCAAGTAATAAAAGTGGTAATGGATATTTAAACTATCATTCTTATCCTGATATGGAGTTTACAATTATTGCTGATATAACAGGAAATAGTAAACAATATACTTCTTGGGGTGGTAAATATAACATCTCATCACCTGGACTTACTAATTGTGGATATGTTTATGGAGATGAGATAGTATCTTCTGTTATTACTAAAGAAGAATTAACATCTAAAATTAAATCTTTAAAAGAAGAAATAGCTGAATTAAATTCTAAACTAGATTTTATGAATGAGCATAAACTAGAAGAATATGATGCAGATACTTTTAAAGCTTTTTCTGTATTAAAATTAGTAGATAATAAGAAACTATCTACTATTGATAAAGCTAAATTAATAGCTGAGTTAATAAAATAAAATGAAAAAATGTTACAGATGTGAATATACTCTACCATTATTTTTATTTTATACTAATAATACTAAACATAAAATAGCTTCAGATAAAGGTAAAACTGTTAGTTGTAGATTTTGTACAGCTAAACAGTTTAGAGATTATAATGGAGAAGTAGTTAGATTTAATTATGAAACTAAAAAGTTTTATATATTAAAGCTAGAACCTACTATATTAAACACATTAAGAATATTTTTTAAAAATAGATAAAATGGAAGGTAGAGAATTTTATGAAAAACTTATAGGTAGTATGAAACTACCTTTTAATACAGATGATGTTAAATCAATAGATGTAGCAGCAGGTAATACTGTATATGTTACTATGAATAATAAAAAAGTTTATTATATAATGATAGAAGAAGCTGAGCCAGAATTTGAAGAAGAGGTTCTTAATTTAGATGATGGTGAAGATACAATGTACAATGATGAATTAAATTTAGAATAAGATGAAGAAAGCAAAATTAGTTACAGTTAAGACAAAGAAAGATGGTAAAAGAGTTACATCTTTAGGAGACAGGTTACCAAAAGGTATTTACTTACATAATAAAAATAAAGATAATCCTAGTTATAGGACATATATTTATTTTGGAGGTAAGCAAGTATATGTTGGTACATTTAATAGCATTACAAAAGCCTATAAAGCTAGGAATACAAGACATAAAGAGTTGACTAATCAATAAAAAATTAAGACAGGTAGGATTAAACCCCCGCCTGTCTTTTTTTTATCTTGGTAACTTTATCTTTTTAGTTAGGATGTAAATACCATTCAGCAACTTCTTTAACATCTCTTTCATATTGATTTAATAAAGGTATTGCTTTATATAAATGTTTTTTAGCTTTTAAATCTCCTTTTTTATATCTACCTGTATCAATTTTATAATAACTAGTTTGTTCAGGGTCATTAGGATCTTGATAAGAAGCTTTAATTAATAACTCAGTACCTTTAAGTAAGTTTTCAGCAAATGTCATAACAACAGCAGGATTTCTAACTTGTTTAATTACAGCATCATAATCAATTAACCAATAAAAACTTATATCTGTTTGTACTTTTTTAGCAGTAGTAATAGCATAATAAATTAATTCATCATCATCATCTCCAGCTTTAGCCATAGCTTGTAAACCTACTATTATAAAATATAATCCAATTACAGAAGCTACATCTACCATCATTTTATAACTATCTAATTTATCTGGAGCAGACAATTTAGCAAATTTATATTTATCTTTATCCATTTGTACTCCAGCTAATTCCATTAATTTTACTAAACCTATATAAGCGTGAGTTAAAGCATTTAAACCTGCGTCTATACCACTTCTATAATAACCTTTTTTATATTCTCTTGCTTCTACATCAAAGTACTCTTTAACAAATCTACGTTTAAATCCTTCAAATATATGGTTTCTAAATTGGAATAAAAATTTACCATACCATATTCTTTTTAATTTAGGAGTATCAAACTTATTGTAGTTACCATGTAGTTCTTTATTAGCTTTATGTAATTTACCAATTAATGTATTTCTTTGATCTTTAGTAAAAATAACACCAGGTTTTAAAGCTACTCTACCTGTTTCATCTTGCTCATAAGCATCCCATAAACTAATAGACTCACCTGATTTAGTTTTAACCATAGTTTTTAACATCATAGCAACCATTGTAGTTGTTTGTATTTCATATTCAGGTATAGAGTATAAAATAAAAAAAGAATTTTGACTAAACAAATTATTCATCATTTTATTACTAGCATTTTCACCAAATTCATTTTGATGATTACCTTGAACAGCTTGATACAATTTAGCTAAATAAGCTGTTTTACTATCAACATGCTCTACTGCTCCAGAAAATTTAGCTAAATCATGTACTAATGACCCAGTAACTATAGCATGAGCTTTAACTAAATCTCCTTTACCTCCAAAATGCTTACTAAATATAGCTTCTTGAGCCACTACAAAATTAGCATAAATAGCATTAGGTATAGAACTTATTAAATTTCCTCCTAATTGTACAAAAGAAGTAAATCCAGTTATATTAGAAGCAATTCTAGCAGCTTTTGGACTTTCTAATTTAGTATTATAAAATGAATTTTCTAAAAAGCTCATAAGTTGCTCATTAGCTCTTGTAGTTACATTAATTTTTTCTCCAGTTGGATTGCCTTTATTATCAGTTTTAATAGTATATCTACCTTCCATCCTATCAATAACATTAGTACCAAACACAACGTCTTTCATAAGGCTTATTTCAGGGTTTATTTTATAAAATGCTGAAAACTTATTACTACTACTAGCAAACTTTAAAACACTTTGTAATATATCCATACTAACATCATCTTCATCTATACTAGAAGTATAGTATATAGGTAAATAACTTTTAGTATCTATAGTATGTAAACCAGCATTCCAAAATTCTTTTTCTTCAACTTCTGTATAATTTTTACCCCATTTTTCATCTAACTCTTTAGCACCTTTACCTGTAAGACGATTTTTAGGTACTTTACCTTCAATAGTATATTCTTTCCAAGACTTAGGTCTTTGTGGTATTACTCCATATTTCAATCTTTTAGATTTTGGTAATTTCATATTAGCTTCATTATAAGCATCTAATAAAGCTATATAAAATTTATCATCTTTAACACTAGCCCATTTAGGATTAGTATACATAGATTTTTTAGGGGTTACTAATTCTTTTTTAGCTATAATCCAATCACCATTTTCATTTTGACCTATTAACTTATCTTTTCTAGATTCAGGTACTTTAAAATCACCATTAAGAGTGTCTGTATTAGTTTTAAACCAATCATTGTATTCTTCAGGAGATAGATATTCTTTCTTTTTATCCATAATTTTTTGATAATCTGGATGAAGCTCTTCATTTTGTTTAGACCATAAAGATATTTTTATATTATTACGAGCTTTAATTTCTCTATAATCTCTAATTAGAATTTGATAATCTTCATCACCAGCTTTAGGTAATTCAGGTAATTTTTCTAAAGAAGCGTAAAAAGCATTTTTATTAGCTTGATATTTAGAATAATCTATTTCAGTAATAAAAGCTTTTTTCTTAACTTTAGAATATACTTTATTTTTACTATCATCATAATCAGTATGTTCTAAATATTCAACTTCATGTATGTATTTACCAAAAAGAGATTTAAAACTATTTACTGTACTTTCAATTCTAGAAAAAGCTTTGTTATATAATAAAGATAATTTAGATTCTAAATTAATATCTTCTTCAATAGCATCATTTAAAGCAGACTTAATTTTATTAGCTACTAAAGCTGTAATTAAATCTTTACTATTAATAGCTGCTTCAGCTTGTAAACTAGGAGCATTAATATCTTGTACATCAGTTAAATATTTTAAAGACTGTTCTAATTGCTCATAAGTAATTTTTTTATTTACATCAGTTATGTTAGCATTTAATTCATCTAATAATTCTTTACTAGCTAAACTTCTACTAACTAATTTAACAGCTATTCTAGAATATAAAAAATCAATACTTCTTTTTTTACCTGCTAGTAAATCTATTCTAGAATCTATAGGCATATCATTAGCTCTAAGAAACTCTGTTATAGATTGTTCATCTCCAGCATCCCACATATTAAAGTTTTTTAAATATGATTTATACATATTCATAGTATAAAACAAATCAGTAAACTTTTCAACATCCCAATCATCTATATTATGTAAGTCTTTTTCTATAGCATTAAATTTTGCTACAGTTTTAGAAAATATACTCTCTACTCTTTCTAAATATAAATCTATTGCTGTTTCTTCAGAAACATCTAAAAGTTGATCTTGTAACTGATTAAGTTTTTTTAAAGTACTACTACCATAAGACTTATCTCTTAAATCAATCATTAACCTATCAATCTCTTTAATAATATTAGCTTTAACATCTTGTAAAGTACTAGCTTTATTTTTGTTAAAAACAGTTCTTTTTAATTGATGTTTAAACTTTAAAGTATTAATTGTTTTACCATTTAAGATATAACTATTAATAATAGTATCTAAAGCTTTATAATCATTAGACTCTTTTCTAGTTACTTTATATTTAAAAAATGTTTTAATACTATCCCATATTCTTTGTAATAAAGTTCTATCTAAATCATATAAATATTCTCTAAAAGTTTTACTAGATATAAATTCAGCTAAAAATTCTTCAACATCTTTAAAACCATTTTTAACATCATCTCCAAATCTTTTATTTGCTGCTTTATGTTTAGCTTTGTAATTAGCAAATAGATTATTTACTGTTAATTTAAACATTCTATCTGCTTCGTTTAACTCACCACTTACTGCTGAAAATGGGAATAATAAAAACCCATGCCCAACTTCGTGTAATACTGTTTGTACAACAGCTTCATAATTACCTGATTTTATTAAATCTTCATCTAAAGTAATAACTTGAGTAGCTACATTTATACTACCTAAAGCATCTTCTAATTTAGCTATTTTTAATGTAGGATTAAAAGTATTTAAATTATCTAATAATAACTTAGCGTAAAATAAATCTAAGTCTGTCATATTACCTACTTTACCTGTTTTAAGTATATTTTGCAGTATATTTTTAAAAGGAGTTTCAGAAGATTGCTCAGCTAGTATATTTTGATTTACTAAACCTTTTTTAGAACTTACTTTAGAAAATTGTTTTTCTTTTTTATTATTTTGTAACCCATATAATACAGGAACATTATAATTATAATTACTTAAATCTACTAAATATCCTCCAACATTATTTTGTAATCCCTCTACTTTATCTTGCCAAATAAGTTTAACTCCACTTACTTGAGACATAGCATTGTAAATAGCTCCTGTTTCAATAGGTTTACTACCACTGATATTCATTATAGTGTTAACCACTCTATCTAAATTTTGTTTAGATTTCTTTTTGTAGTCGTTAAGTCGTTTAATACCTTCTTCCAAGGATATATCTTCTCCTTGTCTAAAAGGAACTGTACTTTTAGTTTCAATTAACCCTATTTGTTGAGCAGCTTCAAATTTAATTTCTTTAGCTCTTTGTTCAGTAGCTTGTTGATATGCTTTTTCGTATTCTTGTTGAGTAATTAATTCACCTTGCCAACCATTTTTAAAATAATCAAAAGGCTCAAAAGGACTTAATGGTTTGTAACCTGTCCCCCAATTTGAATTATAATTAATACCATTGAATATAAAATTACTTTTATCTACAATATTTACTTCATCTTTACCAGCATATATTAAAGCAGTTCTTTCATTACTTTGTGTAAGCACAGTAATATTATACCCGCTAAAATACATAGGAAAATCTTTTCCATATTGATTAATATGTTTTTGGATTAAATGGTGAACTAAAGGAGTAAAGTAATTCATTTCTATTTCTAAAGTTTGCTTTACTCTATCTTCTATTTTACCATAATCTTTTTCTAATTCTGCTTTTTTAGCTAATGCTTCTTGTTTTAAGGTTGTAAATTCTTCTTGTTGTTTTTGTATTTGTTTTTCTTTATTATTTCTATCTCTAATTTCTTGAACTGCTTTTTCTTTTGTAGTAGCATTTAAAGATAAATAAATATTTTTATAAACAAAACCACTACCTGCAAAACCATCTATTTCATTAGGTTCTTCAAATTCTCCTGTAATATCTTTTTCAATTTCAGCATCAGTCAATTTAGAAATATTTATACTTTCTTTTTGAATGTCTTTTTGGGCTTGTTCATTAATCAATTTATCTAATAATTGTCTATTATATTTATAATTTTCAATAAGATTATTATATTGTTCTTGAGTAATTTTAGACAACTTTACATTAAAATTATAAGCCATTGTAGCATTTCTAGCTGTAATATACATTCTTTTAGCGTCACCTATATTTTTAGAAAGCTCTTTATTTAATTGCTGCTCAGAAAAAGCTAATAAAAAGTTTACATTTTCATTTAAAGATGTATTTATAGGATCTCCTCTTCTTATTTGAGCTTTTGTTCTTGGTTTAATAGAAGGATATAAAGTAATAGCAGGAATTTTATTTCCATATATTTGAACAAGAGTACTATTTAACTCAACTTCTAAATTAGTAACTAACTTTTTAAAATCTTTTTTCTTTTGTTTCAAATCTCTTACCCCCCATTCTCCAGGAAATGTTACATTATCATCAGGACTCCATTCACCCTCACCTTCAATTTCTTCTGTATTTAATGTATTAAGAATATTTTTTAAACCTTCTAGTTCTTTTTTACTAAGTAAAGATTTTATACCTCCTTTTTTTTGAAAATCTTGAAATATCCTCTTTTGAGTATAAATATCATCTATTTTATCTTGAGCTTTTTCAATATTAAAATATTGAAAATTAGATTTATATAATTCTATAGATTCATTAAGACTTTGTTTTAAAAGATTTAAACCTTGTTCTAAAGGTACATTTATTAATTCTTCTAACCTCCAATTTAATTGTGTATGTTGTTTAGGAGGATTTTGACCTGCTAATTTAACTACTTTTTTACTATTAGATTCTATTTGTGTAATATTATCTAATAAATTTTGATTTAAGTCTTGTAAATATCTACCCAAAGAAGTTTCTAAATCTACTTTTTCAGCTTCATACTCTCTTAAAGCTTCTATATTATCATTTTGTATTTCATGTAATAAAACAGCATCTTTCCATTTATTTTTCCCTGTATAAAAATATGTTAAAGAGCCAAAAGCACTAGGTATATAACCATTTAGTTGAAAATGTCGATTTCCTTGACCATAACGACCATGTGAAGTATCATTAAAACGTATACTAACTTTATTATGATAAACATTTTTATTATTATTATTAGTCATTCCCATCCATTGAGCTATTTGTTGTCTCCTTTCTGGAGTCATATTTCTAATATCATCTTCTGTAAGTGTTGCAGGATTAATTTGTGGGTCTATTAATCCTTTACTATTATTTAATACAAAAGTGTTATTAACTCCATAAGTATCATGAGCAAATTCATTAGCAAAACCTAATAAATAATTAGTTTTTAACCAATTATGTACTTCTGCTACAAATTCTTCCGCTGTAATAGTTCTTAAATTAGGATTTTCTAATTTAATCATTTCTTTAATACCATCAAGAATAGAAAGTTCTTGTTTTTTAGCACCATCTATTTTAATAGATTCAGACAATACAATAGGATTTTTTTTATATTTTTGTAATAAATTAGGTAATACTTTTAAAGTGGGAGCAATATTAGTATATCCATTAGTTTGTATTATTTGTTTTTTTTCTTGTTCAGATAGTTTTTTAGTAATTTCTTTTAATTCTTGAGTTATGTCCCAGTCTTTTAAAGGTATAAGATTTTGAGAATCAAGTATAGTAAAATACTTTCTAAGAGTTTTAGGTAAAAATTTAGATTTTTTTCTAAAAGATTTATTAAGAAGTCTATCAAAAAATACTTCATTATCTCTTACTTCTTGTATAATAGCTTTTTGTCTTTGGTCATGTTCTTTAACATTAACCGATACCCAATTATCTAATTCTTGTTTTGTTCTAAACTCTGGACTTGTTTTTCCATCTTTATATTTAAAATAAAAATTATCTTCGTCTAAAAAAGGATAAAACACTTCTCCAATATCTTCAATAAGAGTATAATCAATAGGAGCCACAGATTGCTGTGTAAGAACATCAGCAAAGTTTACTATATTATTTAATTTACTATATTCTTCCCATGTCATTAAATCTGACAAATCTGAAGAAAGAATTTTCATAGCAGCTACTTCAAATGGATCTTGTTCAATATTTTTAAACTTATTTATAAGCCCATTAATCCACTCTAAAAACTTTTTAAAGAATGAATAATCTTTTGGTGCTGCATTTTTATCTTCAATTCTTTTTATAGCCTCTGCTATAAGTTGTCCAATAGCCTCTTCTCTTATTGGTGATAAAACAGGTTTACCTGTTTTTAAATCAATTTTTCCTATTACTTTTACATTATAAGTTTTACCATATAAAGATTCTTTTAATTCTGATTCTTTTCTATCAGTTAATGATGCTGTTAATAAAGCCTCCTTTAAAGAGGAATTCATATCTAATAATCTATACCAAAAATGGGCAGCTTCTTCTGGTAATTTATTCCAAGCAGAAGGTCTTTTTTCTAAATCTTCTATAATATCAACAGTCCCTTCAATAAAATTAGCAGCGGCAACTGCTCCTTCTACAATAGAACCATCTTCTGCTAAAAATTCTGAGACAAGCCTTTTCTGTACTCCTATATTTTCAAGAAATTGCCCTACTACATTTAAAGTATTTATGTGAAATTCTAATTGTTCTTGATTTGTAGCATTTAAACCAAATAAAGAATTATTATTTGATTGGTTATTACTACTAACAAATTCTTCTACTTCTGATTTAACATTAGTTATAGGTTCATTAGAATTTAAATTAACTTCTGAATCAATATCTATATATTTAATATCTAATTCATCATTAATATCAACATCTCTACCTTCAACATCTTGATTAGTATATTTATTCCAAATACCTAAAGCTATTTCTTCTTTAGAT